TAAACGAGATTTATCCAATGATAATTCACTAGACGTATAACTAGATAAATCAATAATATCCCTAACAGTTTCACTACTTAAATCTCTTATTTCAGTAGATAATTCCAAACTTAATCTAGATTTATCCAATGATAATTCAGATGAAGTATAACTAGAAAGGTCTGTGATATCTCTAACAGTTTCACTGCTTAAATCTCTTACCTCCGTAGATAATTCCAAACTTAATCTAGATTTATCCAATGATAATTCAGATGAAGTATAACTAGAAAGGTCTGTGATATCTCTAACAGTTTCACTGCTTAAATCTCTTACCTCAGTAGATAACTCCAAACTTAAACGAGATTTATCCAATGATAATTCAGATGAAGTATAACTAGAAAGGTCTATAATATCCCTAACAGTTTCACTGCTTAAATCACTAATTTCACGACTTAATTCACTAGAAGTATAACTCGATAAATCAATAATATCGCGAGTAGTTTCACTGCTTAAATCTCTTATCTCCGTAGATAATTCCAAACTTAAACGAGATTTATCCAACGATAATTCAGATGAAGTATAACTCGATAAATCAATAATATCTCTAACTGTTTCACTACTTAAATCACTAATTTCACGACTTAATTCACTATAAGTATAACTCGATAAATCAATAATATCGCGAGTAGTTTCACTACTTAAATCTCTTATCTCTGTAGATAATTCCAAACTTAATCTAGATTTATCCAATGATAATTCAGATGAAGTATAACTAGAAATGTCTTTAATATCCCTAACCGTTTCACTGCTTAAATCACGTATCTCCGTAGATAATTCCAAACTTAGTCTAGATTTATCCAATGATAATTCAGATGAAGTATAACTAGAAAGGTCTATAATATCTCTAACAGTTTCACTACTTAAATCTCTTACCTCCGTAGATAATTCCAAACTTAAACGAGATTTATCAAGAGACAACTCACTAGAAGTATAACTAGATAAATCAATAATGTCTCTAACTGTTTCACTGCTTAAATCTCTTACCTCCGTAGATAATTCCAAACTTAAACGAGATTTATCCAATGATAATTCCGATGAAGTATAACTAGATAAATCAATAATATCTCTAACAGTTTCACTGCTTAAATCTCTTACCTCCGTAGATAATTCCAAACTTAAACGAGATTTATCCAATGATAATTCGGATGAAGTATAACTAGAAAGGTCTATAATATCTCTAACTGTTTCACTACTTAAATCACTAATTTCACGACTTAATTCACTTGACGTATAACTAGATAAATCAATAATATCGCGAGTAGTTTCACTACTTAAATCACTAATCTCAGTAGATAACTCTAAACTTAAACGAGATTTATCCAATGATAATTCGGATGAAGTATAACTCGAAAGGTCTTTTATATCTCTAACCGTTTCACTGCTTAAATCCCTTATCTCCGTAGATAATTCCAAACTTAATATAGATTTATCAAGAGACAACTCACTAGAAGTATAACTAGATAAATCAATAATGTCTCTAACTGTTTCACTGCTTAAATCTCTTACCTCCGTAGATAATTCCAAACTTAAACGAGATTTATCCAATGATAATTCGGATGAAGTATAACTAGAAAGGTCTGTGATATCACGACTTATAGTATGAAATGCAATAGAGGATAGATCGGATATGTCTCTTACTGATTCACTACTAAGATCAACTATTTCATTTGATAATTCTATATAATGACTACTTTCTCTTCCTGATAAATCTAAAAAATCAATTAAAAGTGTTCCAAAGTTGGCGTCACTTAAATCAGTTACATAATTTTCTAATTCTAATAATGTATCTAATGATTCACTTGCTCCCCCAATAACATTTGATATATCTCTAGTAACTCTATCATTTAAATTTTGACTAATATCAGCAATATATGAATCAACAAGAGAAGCAATAACAGGACCAGCAGTAGCAGAATTTAAAGAGTCACCCCATTCTTGATTAATACATACTTCTAAAACACCAGTTGTTGTATTTAATCTTATCATTCCATCTCTTAAAACAGTTGGTCTCTGTGCTGTTGTTCCATAAGGGATTTTCATTGCTCCATTATTACTAATATCAAGAATAATATTATTAGGATCATTATCGACATTTTTAAAAAGAACTACATTTTCACTAGAATCATATTTAACTAATGTTTGTTGATATTGTCTTTCTGATAAAATACCAACCAAAGCACCAGATAATTTTCTTTTTGTAGTTTCGGATTGATTTCGTTCAACACTATTAGCATAAACAAAATGATCTACTAAATACTCTGATGTTTCACTAAATCTTGATTCGTCAACATTTCGTTGAACTTCTTCGTCATATTTGTCTAAATAACTCATGTATATATATATATTTTAAGTGATTAAAATAACATATATTATTGCAATGTGTTATTTTATTAATTAAATTATTTACTGGTAAATGGACCACCTGGACGTTGATTATTATTAATAACAAGAGGTTCTGGAACAAATGCTGTTGGTAATTCAAACCAGCGTTTAAATGGTAATTTATTTAGTTGAGGTTGAAACTGTGGTTTTTTCTCAACTAAATTTGTGCTATTAATACCCATTAAATTACTTTCAATATCACATGTATTATTTGATAATGTTTTGTGATAAAAAGAATTAGACATATTTCCTGGATTTACACCTAAATCAGGTAAAAAAGACTTATTTGGCATTTTTTTATTAATATCCATTTCATAAGTATTTATGTCTTGGTTTATTTTTTTTTCTCTTAAATATTCTCTTGGAAGGTTTTTTAGTCTTGTTGATGACATTTAATATAATATGTTATTTTTTTGTATGCTATTTTGTTTTAAAATTTGATTTAATTTTAAGAATCAGTTTTTCTGTTATTGATTCATTTGGTTCTATATCATTAATTAAACTGCTAATAATTGGATAAAACAAATAAAAGTAATCAAATGAAAATAAAAAAAGAAACATTGTTTGTTGGTCCATTTCAAATGGCCAACGTTGTTCTAAATCAGTTTTAATATGCGGTAGAATATTAATAATTACACTATTTTCTTTGTATTTTTCGTATAATGAATCTATATTTTTATGAACATCATCATTATAAAATTCTAAATTTAAAAATTGCAATACTTGTTTTCTATAATGCGTATCTCCTTCATCTCCATCTTTATCAATGTAATCTATTGTTAAATTAGTATTATACATGTTATAATTATAATACTAATATTTGTTTTAAATTATTTTTTGTGTTTAAAATAATCATTATCGCGAGACATATCTCTTGATGGTAATCCACCTCTAATCCAGCCTTTATTTGCTACACCTTCTACTAAATTATTTGGATTTTGAATAGTTGCCTTTAATGTTGGAACTAAATCAACATCTGTTGTTCTAAATGATTTTTCAGTAACTTGTCTACAACTTTTTTTATCAGCAAAATAAGTTCCTTGTTGCATACGACTTTCTTTAAGAGCATCTGATTTTCCTCTTCCTAGAAAAGGAACGGTTTTAAATGGTCGTTCTTGTAAACTAATTCTACATTTTGGATTGGTTTGAATGGTTCCAATTCTTAATTTGGAATCACTTTCAACATTACATCCATTTACTCCAACTGTTCCCGGTCCACCGTTATAAAATACATTTGGTTGAGACGTTGCAAAACTAATTGGTTTTTTCATACCACAATTAGCTTCAAAAAAGTTTTTTGTCATGTAAGAACCAAAGTGTTGATTTTGAACATCGCCTTCCGATAATCCAACAACATCATCATTTATTCCTGTTAAATTATAAAATGTGTAATTAAATGTACTTGCGTTTGCCATTCTTATATAAATAACATAAAGATAATTATTTTATTTATTGAATTATATTAATACATAGCATTACCTAATCTTCTTAAATTTTTAGAACAAGAAACATCATCGCCATTTCTACATGCTTTCATTGAACCATAACAAAACATAGCAAAATCTTTTTGATTATTTGGAACACTTGTGTTTGGCATAGAATGAAAATTCCTCATCATATTTTGATGATTCAAATTATCTCCTAAATTTTTATATAATTTTTCATCTTCTAAATTTGATTTGGCTTTTTCATTTATTTCTCTTCTAATATTTGTATTATAACTAGGTGCTGCTTCACTTCGTTCTGGATTAGCGTTTATTTCTGGTAATAATACATTCATTAATGGATTTTTCTTTGTAGGAGTTGTAAAATTTTTTTCCATAATTTTATCAAATTTTGGAGTTTTACTTTCAAAACCTTCTTTCATAATATCTTTCATTTCTTGTTCATCTTGCTCCTTTTTAACTTGAATAAAATAAATAAATACAATAAAAATTAAAGCAATGCCACCGGTTACTAATATTTTTATTTTTTTAGATATAAAATATCCTAAAATAGTTAATAAGATAATTACTCTTGTAATAGCATTTAATTTTCTAGAAGCACTAAATTGTTTATCCGGCCAAAATTCAGATATTCTTTCCTTTTTAAAAATAATTAACGGGTCATCTAACCAAAATTTATCAATGTCCATTTAATATATAGTAATGAGTTATTTTTTATTTTTTACCTACTATTTGTTAGATTTACCCTTTTCTCTTTTCTTTTTTCTTTTCTTTTTCTTTTTCTTTGTTTTTTGCGTTACATCGTCATTACTTACATTAAATGTTTTAAATATGTCGTCTATTTCCTTTTGAATTTCCTCTTGTGTTTTAACCTTTTCAATAAAACTACTTTTATTTTTCTTTTTTTCCTTGTTTTTTTGTAACTTTTTTAACATTCTATCTTTTTGATTCATTTTTTTCATATTCATATTAAGTCGTTGTTGCATTGCTCCCAAATCCATTTTTCCCCCAGTAGGTATATTCATCGATTTAAACATTTTTTCCATATTTTTCATACCTGGCATATTTTTCATATTTTTCATTAATTCACTTGCTTCTTTCATTAATTCATTTTGATCGATTTCACCTGATTTGATTTTATCATCTATTTTTGAACCAATTGATTTTACCATTTTCATCAATTTTGTTGGATTTTTAAATAATTTACTAAACACATCACTTACATTTTCATTACTTGATATATCAAGATCCATTTCAGAAGCAGTTTCTTCCGCTATTTCAGAAGCTAAACTACCTAATTTACCTTTTAATAATCCATTAATATGTTCGTGTATTTTTTCACTATCAGGCATAGTAAAGTCATTATTACTTAAATCACCAGGAGTTTGAAACATTGTATCATTTTCCTCAAAAAATTTACCAATATCTCCCATTGATTCTTCTATTTTTTTTTTAAACTCATTTTCATCGATTGCTTCAAATAGTTTTTCACTATTCCCAAAATAAGATGCGTCTTTTACATTTTGAATAATGCAAAATAAAATCAATTGTAAGTATTTCCAAATAATATTTCTTGTTTTTTCAGTTATCTGTTCCTTCCATAATTTTGAAAAGTCAATATTAGGTAAAAACTCTGTATTTATAGTATCATCGCTAAATATTTCATCGTTGTTGTATAAAATATCAAAAAAACGAGATGGATATGTTTTTTTACTATGTTCAAATAAATAACGAATAGTTTCTTCATTATCTAATGTTGAATAAACTTGAATTGTACTTGCATATTCAGGAAAACTAGTTAATATATCACCCATAAAATCATTCATTAATGTTTTAAATTCTGAAGGAATTTCTTCTTTAATATCGCTATTTGATACATCGGTCATATATAGGATTAATTATCTAATATATTTAAATCAAAGTTTAACGAAATATATAAATAATTTTATGGATTAAAAATTATTTATTATGATACATTTCACTCATTTTAGTTAAATTACTAATATATTTCATAGTTTTTTTTTTATTATCAACTGTCATGTCGTTTGAGGACCTCTTCATTTCATCAATAAAACTATAAATATCATTAGCATCCCATTTTGTATTTTTTAAATTACCACTATAATCTTCACTTTCAAAAAATTGAAAATCTTCTGAGTAAATTTGGTTTTTATATTTTACAGTTACAAATTTATACCAGGATTTTATTAATTGACTTGGATTTATTGCCTTTATTTGTTTTACAGCAGTTCTAAATGTTCTAATTTTAACATTTTTGGGAAAAAGAACAGTAACTTCATTCAAAAAATCTATAAAATGATTAGAAAATGCTTTCGATAAAGATATTTTCTCCATATAATAATAATTATTTAATCATTTTAAGTTATTATATTTAAATAATTATTGTTTAACATCTAACATACGTTTTTTTTGTAGTTTTTCTAAATCGGTTTCTCGAACTTTATCTGGTATATAATCTTCGGGAGGAGTTTCTATTGCTAAACTTTCATTTAATAACATAAAACTATGCATTTGTCTGGTCCCACCATCTCCCTTAGCAGCCATTTCATCACTTGTTTGGTCCAAATAAGAATAATCATCCGACATATTTGTCCCCATTTCGGTGTATGAATAAGCACTTGGTTCTAAATTATTCTGAGTTGCTATCCCTGTTTCAGCATTTATTTTAGGTTGATAATAATTCATAATATCTTTTCCATATAATACTCTGTAACCTTGGTATAATAATAAAATAGCTGGAACTTTTTTAACTGTTTCAGGTAATAAAACTTTTTTCCCACCTTCCAATAATAAATAAATTTTATTTCCTTCTTTTACTCTTTTATCAATACAAATAAAATGGATATCTTTTTGAATACTTGTTTTTGACAATCTACTAATAATAGAATCGCAATTTTTACAATATTTACTATAATATAATACAGAACTCATTTATAATAGGTAATTTTTTATATAAAAAAATATAACGAAATTATATTTATTAGAATAATACAAAATAAAATTGATATAAATATATTTATTATATCTAATTTATATAATAATGGAATCTTCTAAATCTCAATCACAACCACAAGAATATATGAGTTCTATTCCTTTACCTAAAATAGATGCTATTTTAGAAGAACATGATATAATGACGTTTAATATTAGTAATACAAATGTAAGTATTGCTAATGGTCTTCGTAGAACAATTATGGCAGATATTGATATTGCTGTTTTGGATACAAATGAAGGAGCAATTACCATTGAAAATAATACAACTATGTTTAATAATGAAATATTAAAACAACGATTAGGATGTATACCCGTGATTATGAATGATTTAAATGATAGCGTTAAAGATTTGAAATTAGTAATAGATCGTGTAAATACTTCCAATTCATTAGAATACATTACAACAAAGGATTTTAAGTTATTTGATAAAAAAACAGATAAGGAATTACCAGAAAAAAAGGTTAGGGAATTATTTCCACCAAATAAACAAACTAAATCTTATATTTTGTTTGCCAGATTAAAACCTCAAATATCAAAAGAAATAAAAGGTGAACAATTAAAATTAACATGTAATTTAAACATTAAAAAAGCAACGGATAGTGGGATGTATAATGTAGTTTCGTCATGTGCTTACAAATATGCTGTGGATAAGATAAAACAAAATGCTGAATGGGAAAAAGTAGAACAAAATATAATAAATTCAATTGAAGAAGTTAACGCTAGTCAATTGCAGCAAAAAATAGATTATGAAAAAGAAAATTGGTTTAATCATGAAGGGTTGCGATTTACAAAAGAGGGTTCATATGACTTTTGTATAGAAACAGTAGGTATTTATCAAAATAAACAAATTATAACAAAAGCTTGTGATGTTTTAATTTTAAAATTAAATGAAATTAAAAACGCAAGTGAAAATAGTAAATTATTTGCTGTAAAAGAAATGCCAGTTGCTCTTAAAAACTCATTTGATATTGTATTATATAATGAAGGATATACAATCGGTAAAATATTAGAATATGTAATGCATTATTCTTATTATAGAAAAAAATTGCTATCTTATGTAGGATTTTCAAAGGCACATCCTCATGATGTTAATTCCGTCATACGATTGGCTTTTACTGATGAAAACACTGATGTAGCAAACACACAAAATGTTGTAGAAATTTTACATAATTCATGTATTATAGCTGCTAATGTTTTCAAAGAAATTAAAACAAACTTTCAATAAATAATAAAAATTAATAATTATAATTTTTATTATTAGGTTTATTAAGTGTTATATTTACTTATAAGTTTTTATTTATTTTTTAAGTTAATCTAATTTTTTTGTTATTATTTTTTTATTTATTTCATTTTGATTATAATCGATATTCATACAATACATTAATAAAGCAGGTTCCATTGTATTTACATATTTAACTACCTTATTAAATGTAATTTTATCTTTTACTGATTGTAATGATTCTACATAAGATTGATGTAAATTAAACATATTTGTTCTATATCGTTTAGGAAAATATTTCAATTCTTTTTCCTTCAGAATATAACAAGATACATACATCTTGTATAACTCATTTGTAAATTTATGTAACTCATTTCTTAATTTATTAAATGTTGATTTAAATTTTGGGAAATACTTTAAATATTCTCCTACTTTACCTTCTTGCCTCAATACATAATATCTAAATTGAATTTTTGTAGTATTTCCTTTGATATTTTTAACATATTCATATTTGGGATTTACAACTTTCATTCTTCTCATTGAATCATGTGTTTTTACAATATATCCAGGATACACATAACTATAATTAGCATCTATAATACCATTCATATACTCCATAAATGATTTATAAGAATCTATTTCAGGAATATACGAAGGAATTTTAACATATTTAAAGTCGAACCAATCACCATCAACGCCTCCATCAGTTGTTACTGGTGTAACACAATAGTTATCCACTAATTGATAAATATTAACCAAATATACCAATGGTCGATTTACAGGAACAACTCGGGCGTTTTTAGGATGCTGTAAAACAAAGCTATACATAAAATTTTTATTAAAAGATTCAAATTCCAAATTACAACAAATCATTGCTTCCAAAAACATCGTTCGAAAAGTTGTTTTTTGATCCATATTATAATAACAATTTGCTCCAATATTACTTCGTGTTGATATTTCCCAATCATTTAATTCAGTAGACCAAAACAAATTAATCATAGTTCCTTCAATATACGGTTGAGCTATATATTTTCCTTTTTCAGTAGTAATCCAATCATCGAAATAATCTTCGGTTAATGATTTAGGAGGGGCATATGAAATAATTTGTTCATCATCTACAATCACCGATCTAAATAAACCAAGTGTTTCAATATTAGATGAGTTTAATTTATTTTTCTTGTAT